GTCCAAACGTTATGGAAACATAACGGATCCACGTGGTTAGTTCAGTATCTTGCTGAAGTATCGCGTGCTATTGTATGTTGGCTAGGTAATGAATCTTATAAAAGATCAAAGATCTTTATAAGCATTACTGGGAAAGGTTTACCCAAACTAATTCCTATTTATCTGAGAAAGTTCATGATAGCTGGTAAGCTACGTGACTCCACAGAAGGGAAATTAGTTATCAGAGCTGTATTAACAGTTCTATCAATCTACCGAGTAATGGGTGCTAGACCAGTTATTAAACTGGGTACTATAACCGATTCCTTTACAGGGATCAGCTGTACTCTACCTCAATATGAGATAGATCATGCAGTGCACTCATTAGGGTTGAAATCTCTTAGATTACAGCAGCCAGATCTCAATACGATTTCTGATTCTGCTGGACCTAATTATGCAAAAGCTACATATGGTGCTCCATTGGATGCAATAGCCTATATCCGTTATCCACGAGTGTGGTATAACTGGGTAAGATATTGTATTTCTAATAGATACTATATGATTGTCATTTGGCATTTCGGATTGATACTACTTGGAATGGCCCTTTTACCTATCATGGTATTGATGGAGAGTTTCCCTAAATATTTGGGACGTTTAGTTAAACTAAACGAAGCACGAGGAAAAGTTCGTATAATAGCGATTACAGATTGGTGGACACAAGTTGTGTTTCATCCTTTACATAATGCTATAGCTGCAATTCTTAAAGAATTGCCGATGGACGGAACCTTTAACCAGGTGAAACCATTGCAACGGCTTCTCGATTTAAATCGTGCTCAGCACGTGCTTTACTCTTTTGATCTTAGTGCAGCAACTGACAGATTACCTGTTCAATTGCAAGTCCAAATTCTCAACACTTTAGGTGTTAGAGGTGATTTGTGGCGGGCTATCTTAGATAGACCTTGGCACTTAGATGATTCACCAATTAGATATTCTGTAGGGCAGCCAATGGGATGTTACAGTTCCTTTGGTATGTTAGCTCTTACCCACCATCTTATAGTCCAAATTGCGGCTTTCAGAAGTGGTTGTAAATGCATATTTACAAATTATGCAGTACTAGGTGATGACATAGTTATTGCCGATGATGTGGTGGCGAAAGCCTACCTTACAATCATGGAAGTCCTCGGAGTAGACGTGAACCTTGTGAAATCTCATCAAGGGTCTACTGCTGAGTTTGCCAAAAGATGGATACACAGTTCTTTAGGGGATTTCACACCCTTAGGAGCTGGTAATATCTTGGTTACAGTAAGAAACTATAAATATCTACCGTCATTACTTATGGAAATGA